AAGATATGCACCACTCACCTTCCTGTTTAAACAATTGCGGAATGGCATACACATTCACTTTAAAACTGCTTGCTGACATTGCAACTCAACTTGAACACATTCGAGAAAAGTATGGCTTTATTATACCATTTCTCAGTTTGGAGGACATTGTTGTTGTCACTCAAATGCGAAACCAACAACAGTACGAAGAAAAAAAAGAAAAAGAAGAAGAAATAAGAGAAAATGACACAACAACATTCGAGTACACTTTTATTTTTATAAATGCTGAAAAGTTAATGCAAGAACCAAAACTCACTAAAAAAGACCTTATCATCGATATCCCGCTTAAAGTAAACAAACACACGTCATTTTTACCAGCCGAGCTGCCGGAGTCTGCATTAAAACGACTTCCCATGCGTGTCACTACAACATCGTGGCAGTATAGCTTGTCCACTCTTTGCATTTATGCGCTGCTGCAACACAAGTTTAAAAATGGCGAAGACGATATTGAACGCATTGGGCGCCCTTTTTTGCACACGTCGCTGTATTTTTGTTTAAAGAGATGTTTAAAACTCGACCCTGAAGAACGGACGCTAGTTTACGTATAAATAAATAACTATTTTTATTATTTTATATTTTATTTTATTTTATTATTATAGAAACAATATTATTATAGAAATAAAATAAATGGGTGCCAAACAATCATCGCCGTTATCACTTCCACCCTCACCAACATCAAGTATATGCAAATATTCAGAAAAACAAATAGAACAATTTATTAAAGAAATTGAACAGTTGAATATATCAAGAGACGAAAAAATCGCTTTAGACTTAGACTTTAATGACCAACTTAAAGATGCGAATGAGGCTTTAGAAAGAAAACCTGGTACAGATAATGATATTAAAGTCGTTGCAAACATACGCGATTTTGAAGAAAAACACAAACTTTTAGAAGATCCAAAGATTCTACAATATCCTTTGATTGTAAAGTACATACTGTGTTGCGAAGTAGTCCATATTTTAACAGCATATAAAAAATATGTATTAACAAAAATAGTTGAATTATGTAAAATATGTCAAAGTGAAAGAAGTGTTGGTAATGTGGACCAATACATTGATGAAATAATGAAGGCATTTGAAGAGGTGAACGGTTTTGTTGTTTTATTTTCTCAAAATTATAAGAAAGGAGATATTGGTGATGAGTATGGAACTACCTTATTCAATGCACTGGTTGAAAGCACGAAAACAATCTATGACGTGTTTAAAGATAAAGAAAAACTTAAAGTTAAAATGAGAGAGATATGTAAAAAACGAGATGATTTAAAAGACTCAACGACTGTACTTTTTACTAGTAAAACCGCAGGAGGAAATAGGTCCAGGTCTAACTCTAAGTTTAAATCTAAAAAACAAAAACTCTCTAGAAAAAAAAAACAAAAAATAAAAAAGGGACAAAAGAGGTAAAGGTTAATAACCGTAAACCGTAAAACTATGGATCAAAATATATCAAACCATTTTTTATTTTTACTTTTACCTTTTTTCATTTTCTTTGTCTTTCTTTTTTTATTTCCATTATTTGTTGTTATTGGCACCGTCTGCGGATTTGTTACAACAGAGTCATATTTGTAATTACCGTAGCGATTTGTTTTTGCTGTTTTAGTTCTAACTGTTTTTGTGGCTGTTTTTGTCTTTGGTGTTTTATCGGTAGTTGTAGCTGTATAACGAGTTGCTGTTGGACTAACGGCGATCTTGGTTGCAGTGGTCGCAGTAACAGGAGTGCTTGGAGTTCTCTCCCTTTCACCTGTCAGCTTCGCGACAATGTCGTCTTCATGATCTAAAATGACGTCGACAACGTTTCTATAGTACGAGCGAAACGAACCTCTTTCATTTCGCAGGTCATCGAACGTCATCCATTTAATGACCGATTTTTCAAACAAGCCATTTGTCGCGTGACGAACCAACTTATTCACATGACTTTTTAAAAACTTGTAATTATTATTGAAATAATAAGGCAAGTTTTCGTCGTATTCAACTTCAAACAAGAATGTGGTATACCGATCATGATTTAAACTTGTTACTAAATTTTCTTTGATCAAGCGTTTAATTTCTCCTTCGCACCCGAAGAAGCCGTTTAACTCTTCGCACCCTTCACGTAATGCCGTGTCAAGTGCGCTTTCACCTGCTTTCTCTCCCCCACCAAAATCGCTGAATCCCGGCGAATCCTTATTCAAATATTCATTTTCTTTTCCAAAAAGTAAATAAACCTTTTTATCTTTTTTATTGTACGCGACCGGCAATGCGCCTCCTCCCATTTTTACAACTATATATTATATTATAACCAATATTAATAATTTTAGTTTTAAAATTATTAATAAAAATAAAATAATTATTATTATATATACTTATTTATACTAAATAAACTACTATGAAGAGAAGTCAAAGACAAACAAGGTTAAAAAGGTCAAGGTCAAGGTCAAGGTCAAGGTCAAGGTCAAAAACATCAAAAAAAATAATGATGAAACAAGCAAAAAAATTAGCATCAAGATCATATAAGAAAGGAAAAGGAGGAGCGCCAGCATCATATGTTGGTTCAATTCAAGGCGAATTCATAAATCGCAATGGACAACAACTATTTAGAAATCCAGTCGGAGGCATTGCATAAAAAAAATATTTCATTTTTTTTTCTTCTTCTTCTTATTTCTTTTCTTTTTTATTTAGGAACCATATTCATTTATTCAAGCATTGACTCTGGAACTTCGGGTAACATCACAGTAGTTTGACTTTTGGGTTCGTTGTTGGATCCGTTGTTGGATTCATCAACAACTGTAGATCCGTTGCTGGAGTCGTCATCATAGCTGTCCTCCGAATCGGAATCAGAATTATTGTAATCATTAATCGTTGAATCATCATCAGAATCACCACCACTGTTGTAGTTGTACATGTTCACAATCCATTCTTGGTCCATGCGTTGTTCTTCACCACCATTTGTATGCAGAACAGCATCATATAGCAAGTTAAAACCAAAATTGGTGACCATATTTACAACACCATCAATAACATCTTGAACATTTTCACCGCTGGTGTTTGGTTGAGTCGAAACCTCCAACGCATTTTGAACATACCGTTCAACATCGTTATAAATCTCAAGACCTTCGAGCTCATGATTCAACAACTGGATACCTTCCGGAAAGGAAAGTGGTTTCAACACGTGTTTCACATTCTTTTCAACTGGCTCACGACAAAGGGGACAAAGGTTGGATAAGTGCAAATTTTTCAAGAGACAAGATAAGCAAAATGTGTGACCGCACTCTGTAGTTGCAGTATTTTTTTGAGAGGTGTTTAAGTTAATACTATCCAAACAAATTGCACACACCACCATGTTATTTTCATCACATGTACCCACTCCAATTTCTGCTGTTTCAATAACAGGGCTGAAAGAAGGATTTGCACACTCATATCCAGGACAACCAATCACGCTGTAACGTCTTGTTGTCGAACCCAACCTAAAATATTTTCCGCAAGAATTAGGCGACAACGACAACATTCTATTATTCAGATGAAACTTTCACGTTCACGTTCACGTTCACTCTTTGGATAAATAAAAGTATAAAAAAAGTTTTCAATTTACAATTATCTCACTTTATTATATTAATAAAAAAAAATTGATTTTTTTTTTATTACTTTTATCATTGTTAAAAAGGTCATTTTATGTACAATGAACAGTGAAATGAGTCACAGAAGCGACTCGCCGCCTCCACCATCCGCCGCCATCGCCATCGATCAAAAGAAATTATCATACTCTATCCTCTGGAAATATGGAGAAAAAACGCGTGATGACTCCATTGAAATAACAAAGGGTGACAACAAAGTAGTAACGCTTTGTCGATGGACAACCTTTAAAAGTTTCCACTTTCCAGAAGGTGCAGTTGTTGTCGGATTTCGAGGACGAAGAGACTATAAAGATGGAAAATGTGAAGGAGTCATGTGTTGCAAATGGTCTTCTCAAGAAAAAGAATTTCCATTTTACATATTTACTATGTCAAATGGCTATAATGGCACATTCAGTGAAAAAGATTTTGAATCCATAGAGCTTGTCAGTCAAACAGAATTTACACATTTCAATCCTGATGCAATAAAAAATTTAAAAAGTAAATTAAGGTAATAAAAATGTGAAAAATATATTCAAAAATGTCAAAATAGTATTTTATTATTTCTTGTTTTTATTTTTCTTGTTTTTATTTTTCTTTTTATTTTTTTGCAAGTTTTTTTTACATACAATAATATCGTCTTTTTTTTCTTCAAAATTTGTTTTTACATTATTCTCTTCATCTTTAACTTTTTTCTCTGATGAATCATCCGGCAAATTTGTTACTTCGGCGTTTGAGTCTGATGAAACAATAACACTAAGATCCTCATTGTTGTCACCTCCATTCACATTTACAACTTTTATTGATACTGGTGAAGACACAGAAGTCGCGGTAGCATCAGACGCTGATGATGACGATGACGATGACATACTAATGTAGTTTCCCATTTCTCTAAATGAATTGAATATTAACTATTAATTTACTATATTAATATAAAATAAATTTTACTAAAAATACTACCTTAAGTTTTTTAATAATTATTAATATTAATTATTATTATTATTATTAATAATTTTTTTTACTTTTTTCATTGTATGACTTGGAATTAGTGTTGAAACATTATAAATAATAAATAATATTTTTTTATATCATATTAAAAGGTAAATTTTATTTTTTAATATAAAAAATAAATCAAATAAATACAACAATTATAAAAATGAATATCTTCATCTCATTATTACAGTTTATAAGTTTTTTTGGACTTTACATTGGATTTGATAAACTTCTTGAAAATAATAAATACGAAGGTAGATATTATTTTATTCATGGAATAAATAATGCGATAATCACATATTTAACTTTTGGAGATGTTGTTTCTACATTTACTGACTTTAATACAGTTTTAACTCCAACCACTTCAGTACTGCCTTCTATTATAACATTTTCATTACATTTTTACCACACGTTTGTCTATTATATAAAGTTCACACACGACGACTGGTTGCATCACGTGTTAATGGGTTCCGCGCTCACTCTAGCACATCAATTTGATACAGGGAGACTTATTAACTACTCTTTATTTTTTACAACTGGACTACCTGGTATGATTGACTATTTTTTATTATTTCTTGTAAAAAATAACAAAATGGAGTCAATTGTTGAAAAACGAATAAACAACTATATAAACTTGTGGTTACGCTCACCTGGCTGTATATCTCATGCTGTTTTGACACTTTTAGTCTATAATATCAATAAACAAACCTTGTTAAGTGGATATATTTATCAATTTGGATATCTTTTTACGTCATCAATGACATATTGGAACGGAATTTATTTCATGAACAAGGTCGCAATTAGTTATAATAAAGTTAATAAACAATAATAAGTTTATTATAGGTAGGTTCACTCATCTTTTATTTTATCTCTCATCTCTCATCTCTCATTCTTGTTCAGCCTGGTCAATTAATTTTTTTTTCGCACAACCGCGATGATGTGCTGAAAGCGACTGTTGGTTCTTCGCCTGAAACACTTCACAAAATTGACACGTGTATTTGCTGGTAGAACTCGCATAACGAGTGGATAAATGCTCTTCCAAACTCGGCAGCCGCATGTCTTCAATCGTTTTACAAAACTTTGACTGAAAATCGCGCAACTGGCGAATCATGGCAAGCTTTTGTGCAACAAATCCCTGATACTCTTGATTAATACTGTCCAAACGCTCCTTAGAAATCGTTTCCATGTTCACGTCCGACTTGTCATTTATTTCATCCAGTCGCATTTTAAAATGATCAATAATACTAATCGCAATCTTAATTTTATCGGGGTCATTTCTTGCCTGATGAATGTACATCAACACATTCCCATTGTGCACATTAAGTTCAAAGTCTTCCTTGTTTGCAACTCCACAGTTTTGGGAAAGAAATAGTCCGCAACAGTTTTGCATTTCTACATCATGAATAAATTTTTTTACCTCTTCCTGAACCACATTTTTATCCCAGTTTTTATTTTCCACCAAAATGCGTGGTCGTCCCTTTCTTGTCAGTATAATGTCACCAGTCTCCTTTGTCGTCCCCACAAAGTCTACTTGTCCCGATGGATACAATCCGACAAGCATATTGAATAAAATATTTTCGGATATTTTCCCTTTAACTGAACTGTTTTCCATTTTCTTTAAAACTTCGGAAACAGATTGCGTCAAACTACATGTAGCTTGCTGGTTCGCAGATGATATCTCTTTAATTACACTCAGATTTGCATCTGATGATGTTTTCATTTCGCGAATGCTGCTGCCAATCCGTTTTTCCGTTTCAGCTTGTGACTGCTGCAACGAAGATGACAACTTGGAGTCCAGCGTGCTTATAAATTCATGCAGAGACTGCGGTGTAATCGTGCTTCCAGAAAAATATTTATGCGTGTCATCCATTATAGTCTTTTGCATCTCTCGAATTGTTCCACTTAAATGTTTTGACAGTTGGTCGTTTGACTTTGGTAAAATATCATTTAAAAGTATATTCGTCTTATCCATCAGTATTGAATTTTGTTCTCGAATTAGAGGCGCAATTTTATCTGAAACGTTCATGGACAAAATCATTTTAACATCTTCTATATAGTCCCGTTTAAATTCGGCAAGTTTCATTGACAGTCCATTGCTTTGTTCTGACTGCAGTCGAGACATACCATCAACTTGTGTTTGAAGACTTTTTATATTTTCAAACAAACTTGAAAACATATTCGTATTAAGTGACTGATTCATGTTCTCGGTTAATGTTTCTATTAAATTTATGAAATGAATAATACACTCTTCAATTTGTAGTCCAGGATTCTGCTCTTTAAAAAATCTCCATATCTTTTCGTTATTTAGGGTGATTACATAACTACTCATTTTTTTTAATCCTTTTTTAAATCCTTATGCTTATGCTACTTGCTTATTCACTTTTCCTTGTATTTATTCATACCATTTTTTTATATACTTTTAAAATATATATTTACCTTTGGACATTTACACCTTTGGACATTTAAAATGCCGACTTATTAGATATATCGAATATCTTGCCAGTTTATTGTTTTTTTAGTAATAGAGTGATTAACATAATAAGTTTTATTATTTTCAATTAAATTATTAACATAGTTCATATCAACCAAATCTGGATGAACATACCAATCTTCGTATGGATTTTCACCTCGATTATTTATGTCTTCAAATACACAAATATATCCTCTTTTTGAGAATATATTACGTGATTCTAATCGTGTATTCGCAAAATTAGTATGATATATATCATGTTCAAATGTTACCGTAGCAAATTTATATTTATCAAAAATTTCATTATCTAATTTTTGTAATGTTTTTAGTGTAGACCCATTATTTGCTTCTAAGTCTATCTGTAAGTAATCAAATGATAAAGGCATATTATTTTTTTCAAATACATTTTTATAATTTACTTTTGTAGCATCGTTTATTATATGAATACTATTAGGACGATGATGTTTATATAAAGATAAAAATTTTGAATTATATTCAACCATTATTCCTTTCCAATTATATTTTGTTTCTAATAAGTATGAATTATTAATCTCAATAGGATGATTTGAACCAATTTCTAAAAAATATCCATTTTTTTTGTGCTTGAGAACATTTAACACAAATTTATCTTGTTCTGCTTGTCCTAAATACATATTATATATATATATATGTATATATAATAAGTCGGCATTTTAAATGTCCAAAGGTGCAAAATATATATTTCAATTATCTCTCCAACAACCCAACAACTGACTTATCTTAAATGTCTTAAATTTTCAAATATTATTTTCAATATTATAGTATCTTTTACTGTACAGCATTTCTACTAGATTGTTCCATTCATTTTCCCATTTCCACTCTCCTTCACCTTTTAGGTAGTGTTCGCTATGTTGACGAATACAACAAGC